TCGATCCCGGCATTATCGGAAACCTCGAAGTCGGCACCGCGCTTAGCTTGCAGACGCCGCTCATTGGCATCGCCTCGGTCACGGTCGTCACCCTCGACGGCGGGACCGATGACGAGACCGACGACGAGCTGCGCGCGCGCGTGCTTCAGCGCATCCAGGAGCCGCCGATGGGCGGTGACAAGGACGACTATGTTCGCTGGACGCTTGAAGTCCCCGGCGTCACGCGGGCGTGGTCCTATCCGCTGGAAATGGGCATGGGGACCGTTTCGGTGCGCTTTATGATGGACGATCTCCGCGCCGGGCAAGGCGGCTTTCCGTTGCAGGAGGATATCGAGACGGTGCAAGCCTTCCTCGATACGGTGCGGCCGGTTGCGGTCAAGGATTTCTTTGTGGTCGCACCGATCCAGCAACGCATCGACTTCCGCATCGCCAGCCTGCAGCCGAACAACACTGCGGTCCGCGCCGGCATCGAGCAAAGCATTCTCGACATGCTGCAGGAACGCTCCGCACCGGGGCAGACCATCTTTCGCGCCTGGAAATCCGATGCCGTGCTCAATGCGCCCGGCGTGATCTCGTTCGATCTGCTCGCGACCGTCGCCAATCAGGACACCTATGGCGATGACGTGATGCCGGACAACGGCCACATGGCGACGCTCGGCGACATCTTGTACGAGTAGCGAGCGCGCGAATGTCTGATCGACATATCCGGCGCTTTGGCGACGATTACGCGCAGCAGCTGCTCGCGCTGCTGCCTACCGGGCAGGCGTGGCCGCGCGATCCGGGCTCGACCCTGGTGCGCGGCATCATGGGCCTCGCGCAATACTACGGCTTCGTTGACGGCCGCGCGGCCGATCTTCTGGAGCGCGAGAGCGATCCGCGCCAGACCATCGAGCTGCTGACCGATTGGGAGCGCAATTGGGGCCTGCCCGATCCGTGCGTGGCCGAGCCGCTGACCATCGGCGATCGGCGCACGGCGCTGATGCAGAAGATGACGCTGCTCGGCGCGCAGAGCCGGCAGTTCTTTATCGATGTCGCCAAGCAGCTCGGCTACGACATCACGATCAGCGAATACGCGCCGTTCATGGCCGGCGTCAGCAATGTCGGCGAGACGCGCCCGCTCGACGAGATCGCCGCCACTACGCCGCCCGCGACCTGGACGCCGTTCAATTATTTCGACTGGACCGCCAACAGCTACAACGGCTCGACCGATCCCGGCCCCGGCAAATTCGGATTCAACCAGGCCATTGCCGGCGATCCAGGCTATCCCCCGTTTCAGGGCTCGCTCGGCGCCGTTGCGCAGCATCTCGTGGTCGGCAGCAACACCGATGCGAACGGGCAAGCGGTGCCGGTCGGTTGGTTCGCGCTGAACAATAACGGCCTGCCGAACTTCAAGAAGTATTTGATTGTTCGCGACAAGACCACGCCCGGCAATTTCGTCACGTTCGAGCTGCTTCAGCCGGTCGTCAATCCGACGTGGTCGCAGGCGCAATTCAAGATCATCGATGCGGGCGGCCAGGCCTTTTTCAATGACGGCCATCCGGTCGAATACAAGCAGCTGTGGGATCAGCCCGGTCACTACCGATGGGAGATCGGGCCGCCCGAGATGCGGTTCACATGGACCATCCATGTGAAGAACGCGCGCCTCGTCTGGTTTCGCTGCTCGGCCGGACAGGCCGGCGTCGATCCGCATTTGCTGATCGGCAGAGCGACCGACCTCGAATGTCGCCTCAACGGCCCGCACGGCTGGAAGCCTGCGCACACTTTGATCGTCTTCGATTATTCCGGGATGCAATTCGATGATCCGATGGCCGGCACGCCATAGCGGAGGATACGGATGAAATACAATCAGCCTTACGGCGTGGTCGATCCAAACGCGCCCTACGTCAACGGCGATCCGACCATCGGCCGCGCCGGCTCGATTCCGCCGGCAGGCGCTTTCGAGGAACCGCAGCGCGAGCTGGTTAGCCTGATCGCGAACGCGGGCTTCGTCCCGAGCCATAGCGATCTGGCGCAAGTCACGCGTTCGGTGCGCCAGGGCGTCAACTATCTGGTCGGCGCGATCCTGGGCGGCAACGTCAACACGATCGGCGCCAACAGCCCATCAGGCGTGCCGACGCTCGATGCCTATCGGGCCGGCCTTACGCTGCGCGTGCTCTGGCCCGCGAACAATTCCGGCCCCGCCACCCTCAACATCGACGGCCTCGGTGCGCGCACCATCGTCCGCGCCAACGGGGCCGCCACCGCTGCGAACGATCTGCAGGCCGGCATGATGGTCGAGCTTGCCGACGACGGAACGCGATTCCAGATCGTCAATTTCCAGGGCTTCACATCGACCACGACCAACAACAACACCTATCTGGTCAACCTCCCCTATATCGCAGACAGCTCGGCCACGCCGAACTCGGTGCTGGCGAACTTCAGCCCGGCGGTCGGGACGCTGACGGCCGGCACCGCGATCCTGGTCAAGCTCGCCAACAATTTCACCGGCCCGGCGACCATCACGGTCAACGCCAATCCGGTCAAGGCGATCACCCATCCCGACGGCTCGGCGATCCAGAACGGCGATGCCGTCATCGGCGCGATGTTGTTCATGGTCTATGACGGCGTCGCCTTCCAGCTGGAGAACTTCGTCCCGCCCGCGCGCACCATTTTGACCGCGCCGCGCACCTGGTACGTCAACAGCTCGACCGGCAACGACAGCAATTCCGGCATCGATGCCGCGCACGCCTTCCAGCACATTCAGCGTGCGGTTGACGTGATGCAGACCTACGATCTCAACGGCTACACCGTCACCATCAGCGTTGCGGCCGGCAGTTATGGCCCGGTGACGTGCAAGCCGATCACCGGATCGGGCTATTGCAATCTGACCGGCGACGCGACGACGCCATCGAATGTCACGGTGACAGCGGCTGCGGGGGCGGCAATTGTCGTCATCGGCACCGGCTACACGATCAACGGCTTCCGCACTTCGGCGCCCACCAACAACCCGGGCGCGACTGACGGCGTCGGGATCGTCGCTTCCGGGGCGATCAATCTCAACATCGCCAACTGCGAATATCTCTACTGCGCCGAGTCTCATATCTATGCGCAACTCGGCGCCCAGGTCAGCGTCAGTGGCATGGACCGGGTCTCCGGTGGCGCCGGCTACGATCATTGCACCGCCGTCGCCAATGCCGTGATCGACACGGTCAACGCAGCCCTGACCATCACGACGCCGGTTTCCTTCGGCGGCCAATTCTGGCAGGCGTCCGGGGGGATTCTCACATCCGGCAGCACCGGCGGGCCCTACGCTTCGATCACCAACAAAGCCTATGTGACCGGCCGGAAATTCCTCTCGCACGCCTTAGGCTCGATCCAGACCAACAACGGCACCGATTATTTGCCGGGCACCGTCGCCGGCTATGTCGAGCCGGGCTCGTTCTACGCCTGATCGAGAGGCATCCAAATGGCGACGAATCTCCTGGCGCTGCCATTGGTGCAGCTCTCGGTCTACACCGGCAACAATGAGGACTGGATCGACACGCTCCAGTTCCTCGACGTTGACGGCAACCCGATCGCGCTCACCGGCATCAGCTTTGCGATGGAAGTGCGCAAGGGGCCGCCCGACCATACGGTGCTGCTGGAAGCCTCGACCGACAACGGATTGATCGCCATCGCGGGCAGCGATTTCAGCTATCTCGCGATCCGGGTTCCGATCGCGCACATGAGCGACTTCCTGGCGGATTCCTATGTGGCCGACATCGTCGGCCAAGATGCCACGAACGCGCGCGTCATCATTCAAGTGACGCCGCTGCAAGTCTTCGAAGGCATCACGCGGTGACGATCTCGACCTCCGACATTGTGCGGCAGACCGGCTCGCCGGGGCCTGCAGGACCGCCGGGCGCGAGCGGGGCGGCCGGCGCGACTGGTCTAACCGGGCCTGCTGGTCCGACCGGCGCGAGCGGTGCAACGGGGCCGATAGGTGCGACCGGACCCGGCGTCGGCTCGACCGGCGCCACCGGCCTGACCGGAGCAACCGGGCCGGCCGGCGCATCAGGGCCGCCCGGCACCGTCGGGCCGGCGGGGGCGACCGGGCCGGCCGGCGCAACCGGCGTCGGTGCAACGGGAGCCACCGGGCCCGTCGGCGCAAGCGGAGGGCCGATCGGCGCCACCGGGGCGAGCGGGCCGGCGGGCGCGAGCGGGCCGGCGGGCCTCACCGGGCCAGCGGGAGCAACCGGACCGGCGGGGCCGACCGGCGCAACCGGCCTCACCGGGCCAGCGGGAGCAACCGGGCCTGTGGGCACAACCGGCCCGGCGGGTGCGACCGGTGCAACCGGATCAAGCGCGACCGCTTGGACCACCGGCGACATAAAGCTGACCTTCAAGACGGCGCCTGATGCCGGCTTCGTGATGATGAATGATCTCTCGATCGGCGACGCCTCATCGGGCGCGACCAATCGAGCGAATAACGATACCGTCAATCTGTTCACGCTGTTCTACAACAATTGCGTCGATGCCGATGTGCCGATCCAAACATCCACCGGCGCGGCAACGACGCGCGCCGCGCAAGGCGCTGCGGTAACGGCTTTCGGGAACCATTGCCGCCTTGTGCTGCCGAAGGCGCTCGGCCGCGATCTTGCCGTGGCGGGCGCCGGATCGGGCCTGACCTCGCGCGCCCTCGGCTCGAACACAGGCACGGAAACGCACACCATCACCACCACTGACCTGCCGGCTCTTTCGGCGAATGCCGTGTTTGAAAACTTCGGGACCGGCAGCGATTCCGGTCAGAAGGGCGGCACCACTGGCCTCTCGCTCTTGCAGACTGCTCCGGTAATCACCACCGGCAGCGGCTCCATGTCGATCATCAACCCCCGCACCCATCTCAATGTCATGGTGTGTCTATGAAGCCGGAATTGCACCAGCATCCAACCGACGACATCTTCGTGCGCAGCGATAGCGGCATCTACAAAGACACGCCGGAAGATTTCACGGCCGATTGCTTGACCGTGGGCATTACCGAATCGCTGCCGACACTGCCGGAAGGCGCGATCGAGCGCATCTATGTGCAGGGCGTGCGTCATGCGGTGATGTCGAGCGAGACCATCATCGAGGGCGGCCCGATGCCGTGGCCGCTCGGTGATACGATCATTGCGGCGCTGCCGGAACTGCTCGCGGCGCAGGCCGATCGCCAGCCGCCCGTTCAAACGCTCGATCCCGAATTGCAGCGCAAGGCGATCGAGGATGCCGCGAACGCGCGCGCCAAAGTCGGTGCCGCGCTCGGGCCGCTCGGCATCACGCTCGCGGACCTCGCCAGCGCGCTCGGGTTGTGATCTGCGATGGCTGACGAGCTTCCCATCGTCCGCGCGTCGGCGCTGATCATCCAAGCCGGCGCGCTGACCGCCAACGCCGGCACCGCCAGGCTGACCGGGCCGCCGGGGCCTGCAGGGCCGGCGGGCGCGACGGGCGCAAGCGGCGCGACCGGCTTCGTCGGACCCGCCGGGCCTCCGGGCGCAACCGGATCGACCGGCGCAAGCGGAGGCCCGATCGGCGCAACGGGGCCTGCCGGCCTGACGGGAGCGCCGGGCGCCACCGGCGCGACCGGACCCATCGGGGCGCAGGGCGTGACGGGTGCGACCGGGCCGGGCGCGGGCTCGACGGGTGCGACCGGCGCCTCGGGGCCTTCGGGCGCGACCGGCTCGACCGGGCCAGCGGGCGCCAGCGGCGTACCGGGCGTGCAAGGGCCAGCGGGCGCAACGGGCGCCACCGGACCCAACCCGGTGCCCGCGACCACCGCCATGCTGTTCCTGCAAGCGGCGGCGCCGACCGGGTGGACGCGCGTCACCACCTATGACGACTCGCTGCTGCGCATCGTGGGCTCGGTGGCGCCGAGCTTCGGCGGCGTGAATGGCTTTGTCGCGGTCTACAACTCACAAACGGCGGTCGGCAACACGACGCTGACGACAAGCACCATGCCGCCCCACGCGCACGCGCAAGACCCGAACACGGTCCTCGCCGGTGGGCCAAATAGAATCCTCTACGGCGGCACGGGAGCGGCGGCGAGCTACGGCTCTAATACCGCCTCGCAAGGCGGCGGCGCTGCGCACGCGCATGGCATCACGCGCAACGTCAAATATGTCGATGCCCTGGTCGCAACCAAGAACTGATCCGATGGCCCAAATCCCCCACGCTGACAACGACGGCCTGCATTGCCCGCTCTGGCACAAGCCGATGCACAAGGTCTGCCACACCTGTCCGTGGTGGATCGCCATTCGCGGGATCGAGCGCAATACCGGCGCCGAAGTCGATCAATGGCGCTGCGCCGTCGCGGTGCTGCCGCACTTGCTGATCGAGAACGCGCATCAGACGCGCGGCGCTGCAGCCGCGACCGAGATGCTGCGCAACATCGTCGCCCAAGGCATGAGCGGCAATCCGCCCGCGCGCGAGCGCGACATCGAAGATTTCATCCCGCCGGTTGCGAGGATCAAATGACGCATTGGGAAGGCCAATGGAAGGAACTCGGCGCTTTCGGCAACGTGTGGATTCGTCTGCATGTGCTGCGCAAGGCCGGGCAGGCCAACCAGGGCCACCGGCACAATTTCGATCACGTCACCATCGTCGCGACCGGCGGCGTGCGCTGCGAGATCGCCGGGCGCGCGCCGCGCGATTGCATGGCGCCAATGATCCTTGAAATCGCCAAGAACATCGAGCATCGGTTCACCGCGCTCGCGGACGACACGACCTACTATTGCGTGTTCGCCGTGCGTGACGAGGCCGGGCGCGTCACCGACGTTTTCGACGGCGCCATCGGTCCCTATACGCAATGCAGCAGCGGCGATGCGGATTGCGCCGGCTGCCCGGCACAGACGCCCGGAGCCTGAATAAATGCAAGTCACGATCAATCGCGTCGATGGGCTGGTCATCATCGACGGCAAACCTCTGACGGTCGATCTCTCGCGCATGGACAAGGCCATCGCGGTGGTGCAGTGGGATGGCGTTAAGGCGCGCGGCTGGATCGAATACGTCAACGATCGATTCGCAGCGGGCGACTTCAGAGCCAATACGCCGATCGATACCATTGCGGATTTCAGTTTCGCGATCGACGCCTACCGGGCGAAGGCGGAACGCCTGGCGCAATCGCCGACCCTCGATCAGCTGAAAGATGTCAAGCGCCTGCAATGGGAGCGCGTGCGCCGCGCCGCGATCTTGGACGGCTTCCAATCGAGCGCGCTCGGCCTGCCGCATTTCTACAGCGGCGCCCCGCTCGATCAGATCGCCATGATCTCCGCGATCATCCTGCAGCGGGATGCGAGGATTTTTTGCCGCGATGGAACCGACCGCTGGGCGATGCGCCAGCACAGTGTGGCGCAAATCAGCGAGGCCTTTCAGGATGGCCGCACCGCCATCGATGCCGTGATGGATAAATACTGCCTGCTGCTGGAGCAGATCGAGGCGGCGACCACGCCGCAGGCGCTGGCGGCGATCAGTCTGTGACGCGCTATCGCTTCCATATCTTGGGCGTCCCGCACACCGCATCAAACCGGGAATGGCTGACGTGCGCCTACACGCAGAAGATCGTCAAACTCTGCGCCATGCTCAAGGCGCGCGGGCATACCGTGATCCACTACGGCAACGCGGCATCCGATGTCGCCTGCGATGAGCACGTCAGCGTAACCGAGCGCGGCGACCTCGGGCCGCCGGAAGGCTACATCAACTTCGATCTCAAGAGCCGCGTCTACAAGCTGTTCCATCGCGCCGCGATTGCCGCGATCGAACGGCGCAAAGAGCCTCACGACTTTCTGCTGTGCATGTGGGGCGAGGGCCATCGCGCGGTCGCGGAAGCGCATCCCGACATGATCGTGGTCGAGCCCGGCATCGGTTATGCCGGCGGGCATTTCGCCCCGTTCAAGGTGTTCGAGAGCTACGCGATCCTGCACGCCTATTACGGGCTCGCGGCGGTCGGCACGTCCGACTTCGTCAAATGGTATGACGTAGTCATCCCGAATTTTTTCGACCTCAATGACTTCCAGTTCTCGGCGAGCAAGGACGACTATCTGTTGTTCCTGGGTCGCGTCTATTCCGGCAAGGGCGTGCATATCGCGATCGAGCTGGCCGAGCGCGTCGCGACGCGGCTCATCATCGCGGGGCCCGGCAAGATCGAGAAGCCGGCCTATGCCGGCATCGACATCGTCGGCACGGTCGGCCCGGACGAACGCCGCGAATTGCTGGCGCACGCGCGCGCCCTGATCGCCCCGTCGATGTTCGTCGAGCCGTTCTGTGGCGTGGTGACCGAAGCGCACCTGTCGGGCACGCCGACCATCACCAACGATTGGGGCAGTTTCGCCGAGAACAACCTGCACGGCGTCACCGGCTTTCGCTGCCGCACGTTCGAGCATTTCGAATGGGCGGCGCGCAACATCGATCAGATTGATCCGCACACTTGCCGCGCCTGGGCCGAGAACAACTTTTCGATCGAGCGCGTCGGTGAGATGTATGACGAATTTTTCTGGTCGGTCATGAACATCTTCACCGGCAAGGGATGGTACGAGCCCAATCCTGGACGGCGCGATCTCGGATGGCTCGCGCGCCATGCCCCGTAAGCAAAAGGAAACCAGATGACATCACGCAGTGACTTGCAAGCCATGGGTGAGGCGCTCGGCGCCTTCATCGTCGAAATCAAAACGCAGATTGCCGCGCTGCGCAGCGCGCTTGAAGCGGAGGACGCCGACGCGGCGGCAGCCGCCGAAGCCGCGATTGATGACGCGATTGCCAAGATCGACAAGACCGTCAGCGACATCGCGCTTGCGGCGATCAACCCTGCCGTCGATCCGCGGGATCAGGGCACCGTGATTCCGCAGGGCAAGGAACCGGCGCCATTCCATATCGTGCCGCCACTTGGGCATCCATGAAGAATGTGCTAATCATCGATTCGGCGCGGCGTTCCTAACCGCGCCCTCCTTGGGAATGTTTTGGAATTCCTCCCTCGTCTTGGGCCGGTTCGCCGGCCCTTTTTTTTGTGCCCTGCTCCCGCCTATCGGTGGAGGGCCGGGCCTCGCGGCGGCATCCGGTCAGCGACCCGGCCCTCCTTGCTCCCCGCCGAGCCGTTCCCCCGGTGGCCCGGGGGCGGCGGGTATGCAACCGTCAAAGCCTTATAACCAAATTTCCACAATGTTCGCATCGTCGTCCGGGTGGCGAGCGATCCGGCAAAGCCCGGGCGGCAGCAGGCCGCGCAGCTGTTCGAGCGTGGCGGCCGTGATGGTGGTCTCGGTCATCACAAGCCCGCCGGTGCCCGAGACAAAAGCAAGCCGCGCCACGAAGTGATCCGGGTGGTCGCGCGGATGATCGTAAACCGTCCACATGGCGAGCGATTCGCTCATCCTTCAAAACCATACACGCCGCCCGGTGACGACCGCCGGTCCATAGATCGCCGGCAGCTCTTCGGGAGCTTCGTCCGGGTGCACGCTGAGCCAGAACGCCCGATAGATCGCGGTCGCGGGCTCGTTGCGCGGCAGCTGATCGTGGGCCCCGGTCTCATCAACAAACATATCGTGCGGCGCGTCATGGAACAGAACCGACACATGCTCGAAGGGCGCGCCGGTGCGCGTCCTCGGCCGCTCGAAATAGGGATCGAGCACCGCGCGCAATTCGTCATAGGCCGGCGTGCGCGGCAGCCGGCAGCAGCCCAAGACTGGCTGGCTAAAGGCGCTAGGCGCGAACACGTACAGCCTAACCTCGGTCAAGTCGCCTTCGTGCATTTTACAGGCGCCGCAGAACTTCATCCGCACGTCGTTGCTATTGTGCGAAGTGCGCCCGCATCGCAGGCACTTGATGGCGCGGTAGTCCTTGGTGAATTCATAGGTTCGGGACATCGGTCCTACTGATTATTGTGATGATACCGAAGCGCGCTCAATGCGATGCGCTCGGGAATGAAAGGAAACGCCGTGCCAAGCTCGACGAGAAGTTCCTTGGATCGTGTCTCGCCTCCGCAAAGACCCGCTTTGCGGCACATGGTCTGCAGAACGCAAATGCCAAGGTATGCCGCATAGATCGCATCCTCCTGATCCTTGGTCATCGCATCAGGTTCTCTTTGTATTCGCGCCGCAAATTGTCGTACAGGGCGCGTAGCTCATCATCGGTCGGTTTGCGGTTGAAATAGAGAACGAGTGCCTTCTCGTTGTCGGCGTCGCGACCGCAGCCTTTGATTCGGAGGTCGATCATCGTCATCCTTGCGTCCTGTTTTAACGTGTCTACTGATTACCGTGCAGCTTCGATGGGCGCCATTGATCGGGATGCTGCAAGATGTCGTCGCGCTCCATCACTTTATTGTTGTCGCGCGCCTCGACCCAATCGCCGCCGGTCATCTGCGGCGGAATGAGTGCGAAGCCGCGGCGATTGTCGTATCGAATGAGCGCGACCGCGCGTTCCTTCTCGAACCGACGCAAGAGCCATGCGCGCAGCACCGGATCGCGATGCGCATCCGGGTAGTCGGGATCGACCCACACCTGGATCGCCGGGACATCGGTCGGCGGCGAGCCGTCGTTCGGGTTCATGCGGATCACGTCTGGCATGATGTCAATCACGTAGTGGGCGCGGTCGGGCCGCGAAAGGTCCGCGGCGTCGTCATTGACCAGCCACCGGCAATTCCACACCCGGCAACCGAACGGCCGGCGCGCATAGACGCTGCAACCCTTGTGATGGCGCTGATGCGGGCAACGCGCGCCGGCCGGCTTGTCGAATTCGTCGAGCATGCCGACCAGCTCGGATCGGTCCATGAAGCCGGCGCCTACCAGAGCTTGCGCGGCCGGGCCGGTGGCGCGGTTCTGCGCGGCCTGCATCGGCAGGAGCTTGCAGCACAAATTGCACTCGCCGCAGTTACGCATGCTGGCGCTCCATGGTTTCCTCCCACCGCTCGAAACGCTCGATCAGCCTGCGGGTCGTCGGCGCACGGCGGTACGGGTCGCGGCCGTCCGGCCCGCGCGACCAGCTCTTGTTTTTGGGATGATCGAACCATGCGATCAAAACATCCTCGCCCATCGTGGCCGACGCGAACAGGTCGAGGCCCCACCAGCCGCGCACGGGCTTGGTCGCCACCGGCAGCGCCAGCATGCCGGGTAATGCCGGCCATTGCGGGCGCCGGCACTGGTAGAGCGTGGTGTCGACAAGGAACTCGGTCCCGGCCAGCGGGAACTTGACCGTCACCACCAGGTGGCCTTTCCAGGACTCCGGTAGCGTGCGCTTGTCGTGCGGCGCGCCGATCGCGAGCGAATGGAGCATCTTGCCGTCGCGTTCGGCCCAGATCACGGTTGCGACCGGCCGCACGATCGCCTTGAAGCCGAGCTGCACCAGGAAGTCGCGCACCGTCAGGGACGAGAGCACGCAGCCGCGGCGCGAATAAAACAATTTGATGCCAGGGTCGGCATCGAAGCTGGCGTGCATCGTGTCCGCGATGACGGCGAGCGCCTTGAGTAACTTGGCGGGCGGGTACGGCTCCAGGACATGCATGTCGCCAAGGTTCATTGCGCGGCCTCTTCCAGCTTCCTGATCTTCGCCAGCAAATTTTCGCATAGGCGCGCCGACCGATAGCAGGCAATGGCCAGCCGAAATTCGCAATGCCAGAGACGGCGCCAACATTGCGACCGCAGCTCGCGCGGCAAGCGCGCGGCGCGCTCGATCATCTCCGGGGTCAGCGGTGGAAGATCGGTCATTGCCGTGTCCCCACCGCCGGCAGCAAGCCCACCATGCGGCCCTCGGATTGCTTGATGCGCTCGTCTTCGAGGGTGATCAGCGGGCCGAGTCGCGCCTTGCGCCCGGGCTCGCGGATGATGATGCGGTGCGCGGTCAGCATCCCGGCGTTTTGATCCTCGGCCGAGAACATCAGAACCTCTTGCCGCTCGGGATGGTCGGCGAGGCCCTCGCGGTTGATCCGCGCGATCTCGTCCGGCTCGATTGAGCTTTGGCTGCGATCCAGAACCCAAGCCTCGTCGACGAAGACGTAGCGCACGACGTTTTTCATGAGCATGAAGGCCTTGATCAACACCACGCCGATATTTTTGTCGTTGGAAAGCGGCCCGCTGTAAAGATGCTCGCCGCCGGCCGTCACCATGTGCCAGATCGGCATGACGCTGCCGTGCTTCATGAAGACGCGTTCGGCCGCGACCGATGCCACTTCGATCAGCTCGTGCAGGACTTCGCTCATCGCAGCATCGCCAACGCGAGCAATTGGGCGACGCAGACGGCGGCCAGCACCAAGATTCCCCAGAGCGCGCGGTCGAGCATTTTGCCCGCGTGTAGCACGGTCTGAAGCGTGACTTGAATCGCTTCGAGAAGCGCAACCTCATTGAGCTGCTCGGTTTGCGGAAAATGCTTGGCCAATTCCGCGAGCGGATCGATCGGCGGTTGCTTGTCGCCGGTGCCGGGATTAGGATTGCTCATCGATCGTTGTCCACTTCGGTTTGCCCCGGGCTTCGGCCCGGGGCTTTTTTCATGCGCCGCCCGCCTTGAGCTGCGCGGCGTATTCCTCGATTTCAGCCGCCAGATCGTCCACCCGGGCGAGATCGGCATCGCTCGCCTCATCGCCAGGATCAAGGTGCTGGGTCATGAGATCGAACAGCGCGATGGCGCCGGCAAAGAACGCGTGCCGGTACCTCGACGAGCTGCGCCATCGAAGTCTCTGGCGGAAAGACCGTCGCCGCGAATTCGCGCCATTCCGCGTTGATGCGTTCCTTGCTCATTTGCGCCTTCCTCAATTCGGCTTGCCTCTCACATGGAGCAGGCTCACGGCGTTGCGCAAGGTTTTGACGCGCCGGTCGGCCATGATGCTCCGCAATTCGTCCGGCGTCGGTTCGCGCAGCTTGCCGCCTCGGGTGAAGATCGCAATGTGCCCGCATTGGATACACACCGAAACGTCGCCGCGCGCCGGACGGTCCTTGCTATCGGCCGGCGTCGCGGAATCGAGAACCTTCTCGCAGCGCATGCAGCGTTTTTCCGCCACCCGATGCGTGGGGCCGAGCCTCATGGGTAAAGCCAATCGGAAATGCGCACCTTGCCGCGTTCGGGATAACTGACGAGATCGAGGCTCTTGAGACGCGAGCGCAGCGTGTCGAAGGTGCTCGACGTGAACGAATAACCTGTCGCCTCGGCAAGCTCTTCCAGCGTCAGCGTCTTGCGACCGATCAGCGCGTCGAAAAATTTCTGCAAGGGGCCTGAGAGCTTGGCGCGCACGCGATCATGATAGTCGATCATGGTCGGGGGTTGGGCCGGCGCGACCGCGAGGCGGGCGCCTTCCTCGGTCAAGCGCATGCGGCCTTGCACAGGATATTCGATCAGCCCCGCCGACTTCGCGCGCGAGCGCAACGTGTCGAAGGTCGACGAAGTATGCGAGTAGCCGGCGACGAAACCCACTTGCGCCAGCGTCGGCGCGCTCTGGCCGCCCACGCGCCACCAGGCCAAAGCGTTGAGGATCGCTTGCGGACCTCGGGCGAGCTTGGCGGGGGATGCCGATTCCGGGGCGCGGCTTGGCATGGGCAGCGGAAATGGCGGTAGCGCGTCGGGCGGCGCCTTGAGCACCCGGATCGGATAGGCATTGTCGAGGCCCGCCGCTAGGTCTTCGCGCCCGCGCAGCTTCGGCAGCTTGGACAGTGCCGCCAGATCGGGCGCCTTGAGCAAGGAGTCGCGCAACGTGCTGATGTCGGCGATCGAGCGCATTGCCTGCTCGCGAAGCCCGGTCGTGGCCTCGTCGAGCTTCCGATAGGCCTCGGTCACCAACGGATTGAGCTGTTGCGCAACCTCATCGCGCCCGTGCGTGAAACCTTCGGCGTAGCCGGCGGCCTTCCCGCGCGCGAGGCTTTCGGCGGCGGTGCGCTCCATCAGCTCTTGCGCGGCGGCCGTCGCCCGCTCGAACGTGCCGGTCGCGAGCTTGCGCAGCTCCAGCTCCAGCTCGACGATGCGGCCCTTGAGTGTGGGCACGTCATTGGCCTCGGCCTCGGCCACCGCGTCGCCGATCAGCGTGCGCAATTCGTTGTGGTCGACCGCCGCCGTCTTGACATCGATGGCGCCCGACTCCTTGTCCGGGGTCGCGGTGTTGTCGAAGGTGCGGATGCGCGGGAAGGCGATGCACTCGAAAATCTTGGCCACCCCAGAGCAAAGCCAGCCAGTGCCATCGGGCAACGACGACATTGTGTCCTCGATCTCGCGGCGCACCGCCGCTTCCTTCACGTTGCCCTTGAGCCATTTCAGCACCGGGTCTTGATCGGCCGGCAGCATCAGGCGATGCGCGATCAGCGACAGGCAGGAACCAAGCAAGGCATTATGCAGCGATTGGGTGCGCTGCGTCGCCACGACGATGCGGATGCCCTTCGAGCGGCCGGCGGTCGCGAGCTTCTTGGCAAAATGCAGCGCGAGATTTTCCTTGCCGAAGCCGGCGCGTTCCTTCGGGGCGAATTCGTGCGCTTCCTCGACAACCAAATAAACGACGCCCCGCACGCTGCGCAGCAACGCCGGTGCGAAGTCGCAAAAGAACCGCTGCAAGCCGCCGGCCTCAAAATCCGCCATGTCGATGATCGCGAGCGGCAGCTTGCCGGTGCCCACGAGCTGGCCGATGACCTTGCCGGCCGACGACGGCAGCGGGATGTGCCCGTGCGGGCCGCCGAGAATTTTGAACGGCAGACCTTCGCGCTTGCCGCTGGCGCTCGACGTGATGCCCCACCAATCGGATTTGACCGGGTCGAGGATGCAGACGCGGTGCCCGTCGGCCACCACCTGCTCGATGATCAGTTTGGCGGTCGAAGTCTTACCCGAGCCCGTCATGCCGAGCACGGCGATGTGCGATCCAAGCACGGCTTCGGGGATGCGGTAGCTCATTGCGAATGCTTCTCCGCAATATGGGCGAGCACGGGTGCCGGGGTAGGCGGCAGCATCGCGATCTGCTCGGCCTTGAAGCCGTGGCGCGCGATGCAGAACCGGCAGGCGAAGCCCTGCGCGCCGTTCGTGTGAATGATCAGGATCGGCACGCGCCATTCGATCTCGGGATGGGCACGCGCCAGCTCTTCGTCAGTCATCGCTTTGCGTCATCATGGTTGATAGATGTCGACATCGCGCTTGCTGAATTTCGCCAGCCGGATCGGCTTGCCGAAGCGGGTCGCGAGCCGGCGCGCCAGCGGGATAAGATCGTCAAGCCGGCGTTTGTCGGCCGCGATCAGCGGCACCGTCCCGCCATCGAGGGGCGCCCCCATCACGCCCTCGCCACCATCGTCGAGCGATAGGAAGGCCCAAATCCGATCGATGCGTCCCATATAGTTGCCCGGGTCGTGCGCGACGACCCGCGTAAGCACCGACACCGCCACCGTGTTGATCGCGCCCAGCACAAAATCCCGCTCTTCCGGTGTGAAGGCATCCGCGATCGCGACGCGTTCTTTCAGGCTGATCAGGTTGATCATCGCTTCCTCTCGAATATCTCGGTGAAGGTGAGCCCAGGCTCGACCCGCAGCCGCTCAATGGCTTCCTGCAGCGTGGCTTCCGGCGCCTCGATGCCAACCTCGAAATGACAGCCGGGATTGGCCACATCGAAATCGCGCAGGTGCTGGAGCCAGGCCTGCTCAAGCTCTGGCGGGACATGCGCGATCGTGAAAATTTTTGTCCTGCTCATCGTCGCCGCCTGATGAGGCTGCCGTGTTGGATCACATAAGGTTCGGGCGCGAGCGCGATGGCTACCGCCGGGATCGGCGGCTGGCTGTTGCGCCCGTCTCCGAACGAGATCAGTCCCATGTGGGCGCTCACGATCTTCATCGTGTTGTTGTCGTCCGGGTAGATAGCCGCGCTAACCTCGCCGTCGCACAGCACTTCGACGATTTCCTTGCCATGCGGCGCGGTCGCCAGCCGGAAGGTGATCATGAGCTTCGCTTTTTCAGCGCCTCGATGCAGCGCGGGCACGTCGCGTCCGCCCACTCATCGAGGCCGACCCATTTGTTGCCCGGCGGCCAATCGGCCGGTATCTTGACCGAGAAACCGCAGAGCGGTTGCCCGTAATTGAGCACATGCACGAGCACTTCCGCGTCGGGCGCCTCGCCTTTCACGAAGGCCTCGCCCATGGACGCGAAGCCGTTCCGGTAGATGCGGGCAAGCTCGGCCATGTGGCCGGCATAGTCGCGCAGGCCCGCATCGGCCGTGCCCTTGGCGATGAAGTCGAAGGCCTCCGCGTGCGAGCGCATCACCGCCAACATGCCAGCGTGGGCGTTGACGAAGTAGAGCGCGAGATCGCGATCGGCTTCGCGCTGAAACGTGGCGATCTGCCAATCGACATGACCGCCGGTCTGCACGATGGCGAACTCGCCCGGTGTGCTCGGTGCCGCGACCGCTGGCGCCGCCTTCCAGGGCGTCGGCGTATGCTTGCCGCCGGTTGGGTTCGCGCTATCAATCAAATGGCGGATGGCGGCGGCTTCGGCCTCGATCTCGTCACGCGTGACCATCGGTCGTCCTTTCCGGCTGCTCCTGCAGCCCGTCGCAGCAATGAGAGATTCCGCAGCCGCCGCAGTCGGGGCACGGCTCGTAACAAGCCGCTGCAACGCCACCGCCCACGAACCATGACGGCACCAGAAGGGCTCGGGTGATCCGAACGAAGCCCGGCTTTTCCTTGCAGGTTTCGCAGATCATCCCGGCTCCTTCCGCTCGATCAGGATCGGCGCCCCGCTGATCAGAGCATGGAACGAGCCGTCATCGGCCTGGAACACCGGCATCGCTCCGACGTGGCCCGCGAGCATCGCCTCGAACGCGACCACCAGCGAGCGGCCGTTCAGCGAGGCCAGCGTCACCACGCCATCGACCGTGCGCCCGTCATAGGTGATGCGAACAGAATCGTTGCGCCGCAACGGACGGCCGATCGGCGGCAGCATGGGTAACTCGTCGGTCACGGCTCAAATAGTCTCCGCGGTGCGCTTGATGTCGCCCATGGTGGTCATCGCCGCGTGGCCGGCTTTCTCGATCTCGGCCAGCGCCTTGCCGAGTGTGCGCCTGGTGGCCTCGTCGGAAATTTGCTCCACGAAGGATAAGGCGATCGACGACGCAGCTGTGATCTGGCTGAGTTGAAGATTGAGGACATCGGTGAGCCGTCGCGCTTTCGCTTGAACCATCATGCGTGGCCTTTCATCTCGGGCTGGCCTTCGAAGCGTTTGATCTGTTCCTTGAATAGCGTGACGATGTCGCGCCGATCGGCGCCGTTCGAGATGTAATTGCAGCGGCCTTCCTTGTCGCCGAATTCGAAGACCAGCAGGACGAAGCCGACTTTGCGATCGGCGCCCCGCGCATCGCCGTTGAAGGCTTGTTCGAGGGCTCCAGCCACGGCGTTCATCATCTCGCGATATTCGGCCTGGATCGGCGCGTCGCCGAGCCGCTCGGGTTTCTTGGTCATGCGCTTGCCCTCTGTTCGAGATCGGCCGCGATCTGCCTGATCTGTTCGTCCGTCATCTGCCACGGCTCGCGGCGCGGCAGCGGACCGATCACCCTCCATTTGAAGTCCTGATGCAGTCGCAGGGCGCGACCGTCGTCACCGAGCGCATCGGCAAGCAGCGCGAGCGCGGTCTGCGCCGGCCCCGATCCGCCGTAACCCCATTCAAACCCGGTCGGGGAATGATTGAACAGGCCGAGCCGCGGGTTGAGCCGGCGCCCGACCTTGCCGGCTTCGCGCACGGTTATGTGGCAAAGGCCGTCCACGTCGCGCCATCCATGATAGGTCTTCATCCGCTGCCTCCTACGGGAATAGCCGCTGGCGCATCGCCGTGGCCACCGCATGCTCGCGCGTCCCGGCGCGGAGATTGCGCATCGCGCTGATGATGTAAGCCCTGACCGTTTCCACGCCGATGCCAAGATCACGCGCGATCAGCGCATCCTCCATGCCATAGGACACGTAATGCAGCACGGCGATTTCGCGGGAAGTCACCTTTCCTGCGCCTCGCCCTCGCGCGTCGGGTAGTCGTGCTGCCGCGGCGCGTCCGGGCAGCAACCATGCGGCGGCGGCGGTGCACTCGGGCATTCCTCTTCCGAGTTTGCGCATCGCGCGGATGAGATACGTCCTGACGCTGCTCTTATCGATGCGAAGGTCACGCGCGACCCGCGCTTCGATCTGCCCATGCCGCCCAGCTGCGGGTATACACCAAGCCACGCACACGCCCTGCAGCACAGCCATTTCGCGGTCGCTAAGTCGCGGAAGTTTTCGTGTCGTCATAGCGGTTCGACTCCTGCCTGGCGGCACAGCGCCTCGCCCTCCCCGCGCGTGAGCTGCCCGCCGTGCTGCCAGTATTCCACCGCGATGTAGGGGCGCGACGGAACGAGGATTGAGCTGCCCGGTGTAGGCGTGACGCGCTGGCCGCGCGCGAGCACGGCGACGAACAGGATCGGGCGCACTTCGTCGGCGGTCGACGGCGAGACGAGCGCAGTCTGATTGACGGTTAGGATCGGATCATCGGCCGAAAGCGTGCCGCCGTTGATCAGCTTGGCGTAGGTCGGCGAGGCGAGATACGGACAGACACGCAGCGCATAGCGCACGCACTCGGCATGCATCGGCGGATCGATATAGGCGCCGCGCGGATGAAACGCCGACTTCTCGCCGCCGACGAACCAGCGACCGCGCAACAGGCGTCCGGCGCAGATCGAGCAGCGGTCATCGCGGATCAAACGCTGGCGCACATCCTCGTCATTGACGGTGAAGTGCGCGCGTCCGCTCGGGTCGCGATAGGCCATCGCGAAGATCGGGAAGCCGCGATGATCGCGCGGCAGATGCTCCATGCGCTGGGGCACCTGGACTGCGCTCATGTATGTCCCTCCTGACGCGGCACGATCAGCTTGAGCAAATTGACGGCGTGGCGACCGGGTTCGTATTCCTCCATCCACGTCATGCCTTGGTCGCGGGCGGTCGCAAAATCGATGCCGAAGGCTTTGGCGATGGCCCGCAGGGCTTCGACGCTCGGCATCAATTTCGGATCAGCGCGCTCGACCGAGATTGACAAATGAAGACACATCCCGGCCGGCTGTTCCTCGACGCTCACGCAGGCGCGGTAGCCCATCGGGATCAAAACCTGCTCGGGCTCGCGCGGGCGCTTGTAGCCCGGCTTGCGGTCCGAGAGTCTGAGCAGCGCGGTGTCATCCACGGCCACTTCGCGGGTGAAGCTGATCGGAATCGGATGCGCGCGCGCCCGCGCAATCGCCGCCGCGATGTTAGCCTCTTCCTTCTCTCCGATTATCAGGACCGCCATGCCGTTTCTCCTTCATGGCTTCAACTTTTCAGCTGCGAGGCAGATCGGGCACGTCACATCATCCGCGTCCTGCCAGCTGGGCCAATCGCGCGTCATCGCTTCGGAAAGTCCACAAAGCGGTCGGCCCTTGCGCTGCACATGCACGATGGGCACCCCGCGACGATAATGACGGGACAGCTTGCTGATGAACACATAGTTGAGCAGGCCCGCGACCTCGACGCGCCGCTCATCGGTGAGCCAGCTTTCGGGATCATCGGCCGAATCCGCGATGCAAAAACAGGCTTCGGCGGCGAGCAGCACGGCGGCAGCCGTGACGTTCACGGCGACCCTCATGACGGCGGCTGGCGGGTCGAGCGGGTCGAGCGGGTCGAGCGGGTCGAGCGTGAGGGTCGCGCCCTTGCGGGCGAAACAATCAATATAGATGCCGGTGCCGCCATGCGCGGCCACGATGGCGGTGTATTGGCGAATGTATTCCCTGAAGGCATGTTGCTCACTCATTGCGAATGTTCCTTCGCCTTCCTTCGTTTGTCAGTGCGCCGGTTTCCGCGCTCGCTCACGATGGCCTCGACCAGCTCCACGACGGCGTGCTGCACGGACGACTCAAGCACGGCATAGCCGCGCAACAGCCTGATCGCGCCAGTGGATTGTACCAAGGCGTAATCGAATGCGCCGTCGCCATCGGTCGGCCGCGCGCGATCCATGCTCTTGTAGAAGGCGCCGATCTGGACGCCGAGATGATCGGCAATTTTCTGCAGCCGGCTCGACCCGACGCGGTTGAAGCCTTTCTCGTATTTCTGGACCTGTTGGAAGGTCACCCCGATCGCCTCGCCCAGACGCCCTTGCGACATGCCTTTCGCGACGCGTTGGGCGCGGATGCGGCGGCCGACTTCCTGGTCGACCGTCTCGGTGACTTTCACTCCCTTTTGCGGCACGGGTCAGCCTCCATGGATTTCATATTCCTCGCGTTTGATTGCTCCTTTGCTGGCGTCGCCGCGCAGGAAGGACGACCACCAGAAGACCCCGGTCCCCGTTTTTGTTTTTCGAATCTTGAAATGCCCGCGAACCAGATGCTGGCGCGCGCTCTCGCGGTCGATGCCGCGCGCCGCGGCTATGCGCGCCTGGCTGCGCGAGAGCGCGAGCCGTGTGCGCCGGTAAGGCAGGAATTGCGAACGCCCGTTCTTGCGGCGTGCCTTGTTCAAGCGCGTGAGATCGACCGCTTCATGCTCGACACACGGGTTCTTGGTATTGAGCATGGCGAGGAAGCATTGCACCCACCCGCCCTCGCCCTGCACGTCGGCTTCCCACTTCAACATGAATTGTTGAATCTCTTTCGCGTTGCCGCGTGCCAGCACGAAGCCGATGATGCCGGTGCCGTGCGGCGAGATGCCCGGCATCATGTGGCGGTCGAGTGTTTTCATCGCCTCGATCTCGCGCGCGTCGCGGAAGTCTTCCCAACGGTCCCGCCCCGTGAAGGTGGCCCGGATCGCGGCCATGTCCGCGGTCATCCATTTGCTTTCGAGCTTTTGGCGGTAGAGGCCGACCAGGTCGCGCATGATCGGATCGGGGATCGAGCTGATAATGAGATTGTGCGCGCGGTGAATGATGTTGCGCACATTGCCGTTCTCGCGCCAGTCGAAGTAGATGCTGATCGGCGAGATGTTGACGGCGTGCTCGATGGCATCGCATGTGTGCACCCAGGCGACGGTCATGAACCCGGTCTGACCGCCCGGCATCGATTCAATCAGGACGCCTTGCTTCGAGGGTGTCGGCGCGTCGTCGAATTTCCGGCGACCGACGCCGCCGTCCTTGCCGAGCCCCCCACGATATTCGACCCACATGGTTTCGTAGGGCAGCCGGCAGAGCGGCAGCGCGGCGACCAGGCTTGAGGGCCGCGAATCGATGAGATCGCCGGCTGCGCGGGCGACCTCGTCGGCGACCTCGAACCGCTCTGCGGTTTCGATCCAGGGCGCCATGTGCGCGGCGAAGCCGCCAATATCGTTGAGCGTCCCGCGCGCGGCGAGCATATCGTCGGCAAGTCTCATGGCCTCATCTCATCGCGAGCGCGATGTCCAAACGGGTTTAACCGTCGTTTAACCTTGGCCTCGGTTGTCATTTTACGCAACGGGTAAACTCGTCATCAACACCTATGCTTTGGTATGTAGCACGGGACAAAATACCACCGCTGCCCGTCGTGATAGCGCGCGCTACGCCGTGCCATTTTGCGAACTAAAAGCGCGCGCCGGTCGAATGTGACAGTCGCCCGTCAAGCAGTGTGCCTGCGGCATCGCGCCGCGCCGATCGCCACGTCATGATTCCGAGCGCGAGCGCGATGAGCGACGCGAGCGCCGCCATGCCGGCGAGCATCGTGCCGCGCATCGGCGGCCGAGTGTCGCGATCTTGCTGTCGCAGCAAGAAATCGCTCTTGGGTGCGGTGCCCATTTTTTGCTCATCGAGTTGCAACCGGCGCACCTGGTCATAGAGCCTCGCATCGGCGTCGGCATCGACCGCCCGGAATGTGCGCTCGACCCGTTGCGTCGGATTATCGGCCGGCGCTGGCGCGATAATGGGCGGCGGTGCCGGCGGTGCTGAGAACCGCGCCACCTGGGCGGCGACATGGTGATGGCGGGCCTGGGTATGCGCCGTGACGCCGTCACGCCGCGCGCCGTGCCCACCCACGTACCAGCATCGCCGCCCGTCGACGATGCGATAACGCCGCCAGCCGTGGTCGTCCGGCAGGTTGCGATAGTCGGTGATGCATCGGTCGGCCGCGGGCGTCGCGGGTGCCGCCGCGGCCGGCGTGCAGGCGGCGAGCTGCAGTGCGAGCATTCCGCCGGCCAGGCATGCGAGGCTTTCCATCGGGCGCCTCCCCTTTTTACGAGCGCACCGGCGCGAAGCGGCGGACCTCGGCCGCGCCCTGCTCGATCAGCACGCGCTCGTTGGTCGCCCGCATGGTGTTCGACACCCGCTTGGCCAGCTCGGAAAAATTCTCGATCCGGTCCTGGACGCGCGAGCCGCGTGCCCGCAAGGCGGCGGCGAGCGCGCGGGCTTCTTCGCCGATCTCGCTGGCCATCGTGGTGAGCGAATCGGCGGTCTTCTCGATGTCGCGCGCCGCTACCTCGCAGGCGAGTGCGATGGCCTTGCCGGCCTCGACGCCGAGCACCGATGGTCCGGCTTCGGGCTCCGGGTCGCGCGGGTCGTTGTGCGGATCGAAGCCCACCTTGGCCCTAGCGGTGGGCGGTGATGGGCGTCGGGCGCCATTGTCCTGATGGTCGGGCGCGTCGCGCTCCAGCGCATCGGCGACGGCGGTAAGGCCGCGGTGGCCGGGATCGTTCGTGTCGGTCATGGGCTCTCTCCCTGGGTTGAAAACGGGGGAAAAAAGTTTGGGAATTAGTTTGGGACTCTGTGTAACCAACCGTGAACAAATGGTCCCAAACAAGTCCCAAACTCGCCGATTCGGACCCGACGAAAGCACAAAAATAGAACGCTAAACTGTTGTGCGATCAGCGACTTAGCGCCGAAAATCGGGGAAACGTCGTCAGGCGACCATCGTCCTGTTAACCGGTTGGTCGCTGGTTCGAATCCGGCCCGGGGAGCCAGCGATTTCAAAGACTTAGTCATCCGACCACCTTCAGCTTACCGCGAGTTTGGGACTTAGTTTGGGACTCCGTGTCATCCGCGGCGCCGGTTTGGGATTGGCTCGCTGCGGCGAGCGCCGCTTCGTTCGCAGCCGCGGTCGCTTCCAGCGCGGCCGTAAGCTCGGTCTTGAGCACATGCCGATACTTGCGCGTCGTCTTGATGTCCGCGTGGCCCATAAGCTCCTGCGTGATGCTGAGATCGCGAGCCTGCCGCGTCAGGCGCGACGCCGCGGTATGGCGCAGATCGTGCCAGCGCAGGCTGGCGATGCCGGCTTCCTTCTTGGCCCGCTGCCAGCGCGATTGCAGCCCCCAATAGGTGATCGGGTAGCGCCGGCCCTTTGCACGCTCGCCTTGAACCTTGCCGCCATGATGACCGGTCGCGACATAGGTGAAGACGTGCACCGCATGATGCCCGACCAGCGGGCGCAGGATGGCCTCGATCGCGGCCGTCAGCGGCATGGTTTTCTGTTCCTGCTTGCCCTTGCGGTTCTTCGCCAGATAGCGGATCACCCGGTTCTGCCAATCGACCTGCGACCACGTCAGCAGCGCGCGTCGCTTGCGCAGCCCCGCCAGAATCGAGAACTTGAAGATCGGCGCGTAGTCGTCGCGGATCGTATCGACCAGCTTGGCTTCCTCGTCGAAGGTCGCTTCGCGCGGCGTCTCGCCGGCCGGTTCATCGAGCATCGGCCATTTCAGCGCGCGCACGTTCGCATCGTAGCGGTCGGTGACGTGCCGGATGGCGGCGCGAAAAACCTCCATGGTGCGGTTGACCGTGGTGTTCGAGATCGGCTTCAACATCGGGCGCCCCTTGGCGTCGGTGCCGATCCGCTTCATCTGCGCGCGCCGCTTTTTCTGTACCTCGGTCAGCATGGTGTTGGTGAGATCGTGGACCGGCGTTTCGGGATCGATCAGCGCAACGATGTCGTCCCGCATCGGCGAGCCGATCAGGCGCACCAGCTCGGCCTCGTCGCCGCCCACGTCACTCGCGTAATGCCCGAATGCGATATTGATCGTCATCGGCTTCTTGCCCTGTTCGCGCTCGGCACGCACTATCACTTCGGCTTTCGCGATTTCGGCTTGCTCGACGGCGATTGCTCCGCGCTTGCTCGTTGCGCCAGTTGGTCCCGAAAACCGATGACCTCCGCGCCAGAAGTCGAAGTAGTAGAGTCCCTTGGTTTTGGTGATTGACATGGTATTCGCTGCCTCGCCTGTCGGGTCAGAAATCCGGCCACGTCGCCCAGCGTGAACCGGCGGTGCGGACGCTTGGCCCCCGTGCCGATTTGATGAAATGTGAGATCGCCGGCCTCGATATGATTGGTGAGCGTGTGACGATCAGATTCGAGCGCGTCGGCAAGCTCTTCGATACCGATCCAGGTGCGACCTTCGAAGACACGCCGAACGCGGTCCGGCAACTCCACTGCGGTTTCCATCGACATGATGGACTCTCCCATTGTAACGGTTAAAACCTTTTTGCTTCAAGCGTCACGGAAAGCCCAACCTTGGGCTCGATCTTTGTGGACATTCACAGCCTCTCGAATTCGATCCGGGTGACGACGGTCTCGGGCTTGCAGTTGTTGGCGGC